CTTACGCTGTAAGGCGGGCTGTCAGGTCTAATGCTCGCTTCGAGGTCGAGAACTCATCACTTGCCAAAGGGATGCTGCTCACACTGTCCCATGACATGGTAGGGACACAACCCCAACTGGCGGTTGAGTCCGGTACCAGAGAAAGGGACCGGGAGATTGAGAAAGCGTTTAATCACTGGGCATCTCGCATTAACCTCGGTGCCAAGCTCCGTACTATGCGGATGTCGAAATGCACCGATGGTGAGATCTTTGCGGTCTTTACGAACAACCCGAAGCTCGGAGGTCAAGTACAGCTTGATCTTCAACTGGTAGAAGCGGATCTGGTTACCGATCCGACATATCACTCGAGCGTGGATGAACGCAAAGAGGTAGACGGTGTTGTTCTCGACCGTTGGGGTAATCCCAGCAAATATAAGATCCTGAAAGAACACCCCGGCGCCTCGTTCGGTTTGTACAACGAGGCTTTGAAATACGATATCTGGGATTCTTCAGAGGTCATCCACTGGTATCGAGAAGACAGACCGGGCCAGAAACGGGGTATCTGTGAGTTCGTTTCGGCCCTGCTGATGTTCGGTGATCTTCGACGATATATCGCAGCAACGGTAGCAGCGGCTGAGACGGCTGCTGATTTCGCTGCGATCTTGTATTCAGACTTTCCCAGTGATGAGACGCAGGCCGACATCGATCCTCTGGATTCGTTCCAGATCGAAAAACGGATGATGACGACCATGCCATACGGTTGGAAACCTGCTCAGATGAAAGCAGAGCAGCCAACTACGACATTCAGTGAGTTTCGCAAGTCGATGGTTAATGAGATCGCTCGTTGTCTCAACATGCCGCTAAACATCGCTGCAGCAGACTCCAGTGAATACAACTACGCCTCCGGACGTCTCGATCATCAGGTTTACGATCGCTCGATCTCAGTTGAGCGTCATCACTGCGAGCAGGTCGTACTGAATAGAGTCTTCTACCAGTGGGCGGATGAAGCGTCTCTAAGCACGAACCTCTTTGCTGGTAGTGGTCCGATTGCAGATCTCAATCTGCAGTGGATCTGGCCTGCCAGACCGCATTCGGATCCAGCAAAAGAAGCAGACGCGGCAATCGCTTTGGTAGATGCCAAGCTTCTTTCCAGAGAGCGTTACATCCGGACGTCTCTGGGTGTCGATCCAGATACCCATTATCTCGAACTGCAGCGGGACCAAGAACGCGCAGAAGAATACGGAGTTGAAGAGAATGAGCAACCGGTCGATGAAGGTGCAGCGGAGACTGAAGAGGAAGGCGAAGAAAGCCCAGAACCAACTCCAGCGGCAGATTAAGGCGTCTTCCGAAGAAGAAAACGCACAGCTGATCGAATTCTCGTCCGGTGAGAGTACTTTTGAGTTCATCGAAGCGGCTGACGATAAGAAGCAACCGTCTTTTAAAGGCATGGCATACTCCGGAGACCCGATGGTCGTCGGAGGGTGGTACGAACCCGTGGTAGTCGCTCTGGACGGGATTAAGAATCTCTCCGGACGTGTTCCAATGCTCCGAGACCATGACCCGAACCTTCTTGCCGGATATGCCACCAACATCATTGCCGGTGCCTCGGGTCTCGAGGTTCAGGGTAAGTTTGTGACGGGAGAGGAAGGTTCAAAAGTCGTTCAAGCTGCCAAAGACGGCTTCACATGGGGACTCTCGATCGGTGCGGTCCCTGTGGAGATGAAATACGTCAAGGAAGGCGAGACCGTGGAAGCAAACGGCAGGACTCACGAGGGTCCTGTAACGCTGGTAAGCAAATCGCGGCTACGCGAGATTTCGTTCGTAACGATTCCTGCAGATCCAGCAACGTCAGCAAGTGTAGCCGCGAAGGCACCTACTGGAGATTTTTCAATGAAGTTCGAACAGTGGCTTAAAGCCAATGGTTTTGACAAAGACAAGCTGGATGCAGGGACAATTACCAGCCTGCAGACAGTGTTTGAAGCAGCTGCTCCTGCTTCTGCTCCTCCTGTACCGGCTGCTGGAGAGTCCGCAGCTCCGGCGTCGGTACAGGCCGCTGCTGATCTGAATCTGGAGGAGCACCGCAAACAGTTGGCTGACGAAACCCGTCGAGTTAACTCGATCAATCGGATCTGTGCTGGTCACAATGATCTGAAGATCAAACTCGACAACGGGTCCGAGGTGGATTTGGCTGCTCATGCGATCGAGAACAATTGGACTTCGGAAAAGACCGAGTTGGCAGTTCTCCGCGAATCGCGAAAAGCAGCTCCGTCAGGACCGGGCATCCATGCGAAATCGAGCGAAACGAAAGCTGAAGTGCTCGAGGCGAGCATGCTCGCAGCGACCGGCTGGTCCGGAGATAAGTTGCTCGAGAACGGGTACAAAGAAGAAACCGTCGAGGCCGCTTCCCAACCTCAATGGAAGGGTATGGGCATCCACGGGCTTCTCGACGCTCAGATCAGAGCAGCTGGAATGCACTATTCCGGCTCACGTCGATCGAATGAGTTTATCCAGACTGCCTTCTCAGCTTCTCAAAAGATTCAGGCATCGACTGCCGGTTTCTCGACGATCAGCCTGCCCGGCATCCTGAGTAACCTCGCCAACAAGACACTGGTTGCAATGTACAACCAGCAAGAGGTGACGTGGCCTTCGTTCTGTGCTATCCGATCGACCGGTGACTTCAAGCCGTATTATCGGATGCGTCTCGACGCTGACGGTAACTTCACCAAGGTTGGCAACACTGGCGAACTCAAGCACATCAGTTTGCAAGAAAGCCAGTACGTCAATCAGGTCGAGACTTACGGTTCAATGATCACTCTGCCTCGTCAGACGATCATTAACGACGATCTGGATGCGTTCCTGTCCATTCCGCAAGTTCTTGGTCAGCTTGCTGCTACACGGCAGGAAGAGGGCGTCTACAAGGTCCTGCTGGCTGGTGAGACCGCGAACTTCTTCACGGTTGGAAACGGTAACCTGTATTCGGGCGCTGATTCGGCGTTGGCTATCGATTCGCTCGGTACGGCACGCACGATGTTCCGTAATCAGGTCGATTTGAACGGCAAACCGATCCTGATCAATCCGGATCGTCTGCTGGTTCCGACTACGTTGGAAGAGACGGCTGCCAACCTGTTCTCCGAAACTCGCGTTGAGATCGGCGGAGACGGAACACGACGTCGCTTCAACAACAACCCATGGACTGGTCTCTTCAGCCCGATCGTGAGTCCTTACAACAACAACACCGCAATTACCGGTGATGATGGTAAGGCTCTGACCGGACAGTCAGACACGGCATGGTATCTGTTCGCTAACCCATCACAACGGGCTGCACTGCAGATCGCTTTCCTGAACGGTCAACGTGCTCCTGTTATCGAAAACGGAGCGCTCGACTTCCAGTCGCTGGGCATGGCCTTCCGCTCTTATTCAGACTTCGGAGTTGCATTCGAGGATCCGAAGGCTGCGATCAAAGCAACAGGCGTTGTCTGATCTGATCTGTTTCTGATTCACAAAAACTCAACTCCATAACGGAGACCAGATTCAATGGCTAAGTATGTGCAGGAAGGCAAGCACGTCGACTACACCCCATCGGGTGCTGACGTAACTGCTGGTGATGTTGTTGTTCAAGGAGACCTGCTGGGAGTAGCCGCTGCGGACATCGCAGACGGTGTTCTCGGTGCTCTGACGGTTGAAGGTGTCTTTGATTTTCCAAAGACCCTTGCCACTGCTTTCGCAGCCGGTGACCTCGTCCAGTGGGATGGCTCTGAGATGATTGCTGCAACGACCGGTGCTGTTCATGGCACCGTAGTCACGGCAGCAAACGGTACGGACGATACAACCGTTCGTGTCCTGATCTCACCATCTTACGCAGCACAGGCGTAACCGATGCCTAATCCCGTCCTGCAGAAAGCAGCCGTCGCGATGGCTGCACAGATCACTAAGAACGGTATCTCGATCACCTACGAACGAGATGCAGATTCTGTCACGTTGATCGCTATGCAGGGCGAGAGTTCCCATCAGACCTTTAATCCTCATGGGATATTCGTGAACATCCATAGTCACGATTTCCTATGCCCGACCGAAGCTCTGGTCTTATCCGGTAGTCCGGTTACCCCGCAAAGGG